GGTTATCAATTAAAAACTGCAAAAAGATCTCTTAATCTATTATTTTCAGAATGGGGTAATAGAGAAATACATTATTGGGAAGTTGCTAATCAAAACGTACCTTTAATAAATGGTGTAAACACATATACATTTTTTAGAACTACAGCTGATGGAACGCAGACAAGCAGAGTAAGCACTACGTTATCGGCTAACATAGCTTCTACATCCGTTACAACTGGAATAACTTTAACATCAATTTCTAACCTTCCTACAAACGGTTTATTATTAGTAGGAACAGAACAGATAGCTTATACAGGTTTTTCATCTACAGAATTAACAGGCGTTGTTAGAGGAGCAAACGGAACAACGGCTGCTACTCACACAAGTGGAGATGCGGTAAATCAATTTGTAAGTGGTATGGATGATATTTTAGAAGCTAGTTATAGAAATGCTTCTAATGTTGATGCACCCTTAACAAAAAGAAGTAGATCACAGTATCAAGCTCTTGCTAATAAAACAGACACAGGAACACCAACTCAATATTTTGTAGAAAGATTTATTGATAGAGTTACGATGACTTTATATTTAACACCAGGAGCTTCAGAAGCTGGTCACCACATTAATTTTTATTATCAAAAAAGAATACAAGACGTTGGAGATGCATATACAAATGCAGCTGATGTGCCTTATAGATTTGCACCTTGTATGACTGCAGGTTTAGCATTTTATCTATCTCAAAAATATGCACCGCAAAGATCTCAAGAATTAAAACTTTATTACGAAGATGAATTAAAAAGAGCACTAGCAGAAGATGGCTCTGCATCTAGCACATTTATAGCGCCTAAAACATATTACCCGGGAACTTAACATGGCTGCTTACGCACAAGGTAGATACGCATTAGCTATATCAGACAGATCCGGTATGGCATTTCCCTATAATGAAATGGTTAGAGAATGGAATGGTGCATTTGTTCATTTTTCAGAATTTGAACCTAAACAACCACAGCTTGATCCTACGCCAATTAGTGCTGATCCGCAAGGTTTAGAAAGAGCAAGACCTTCAAGAGTAGCTTTACCAACACCAGCTGTTTTAAATCTTAACCCGATTGCAACAAACGGAACTACAACAGTAACTATTACTCAAGACAGACATAAAAGAAAAACAGGAGATTTTGTAAGACTCTATGATGTAAAAGAACCTGTTGGAGGTTTAAGTATTGCAGAACTAGAATTAGCTACAACGTTAAAAACAGCAATAAATGCAACTGATACAACAATTGTATTAAATGACTCTACTAAATTTCCTGGTTCAGGATACATTTGCATTATATCATCTGATCCAACAACAAACTTAGATACAACAGAAACAATAAAATATACTGCAAATAACACAGGCACTGGCACGTTAACTGGTGTGACTAGAGGATCTTCTTCTCCGTCTTATGGAGCAATACCTGTAGCTACAACAGCGGCAGCTCATGCCGTAGGAGATAAAGTTTTTGGGTCGAGAGAAATAACTATTGTAGAAGAAAGCTTTATAAATGATGCTAATTCTACAGAAACATTTAGTAATAAATTCACTTTTGTGGTAAATTCTACACCATCTACACAAACTGGGGGTGGATACTTTGTATTTGGAGGACCAGTAAACGATAGAGCTTAATTATGTCAGGAATTAGTTATAACACTTTAGTTACACAAATTAGAAACTACACAGAAGTAGATGCTAATGTTTTGACTACAGATATTTTAGAAAACATTATCTTAAATGCACAACAAAGAATTTTTTATGATATTCCTATTGATTCAGACAGATTTGTACAAGAAGGTACAATGTCTGCAGGGAACAATTCTATAAATGCTCCAGCTGGAGCTTTGTTTATTAGAGGCATAGAAGTATTTAATTCTACGAGTGCCACAACAGGCCCTGGTCAATGGTTAGAGAAAAAAGATCAAACGTATTTATCTGAGTATGTAAATAGAACCACTGGATCAGAAGGTGGAGTTTCTGGTAAAACGGTAACAGGATTACCAAAATACTATGCTATGTTTGGTGGTGCTACAGGTCTAAGCGATACTACATCTGGGGCTATGTATTTTGCTCCTACACCAGACCAAGCTTACAAATTTAGAATATATTACAATAAAATGCCTGCTACTTTAGAGTCTAGTAATCAGACTAATTATATCAGTTTGAACTTTCCTCAAGGTCTTCTATATTGCTGTTTAGCTGAAACTTATGGCTTTTTAAAAGGCCCAACGGATATGTTGACATTATATGAGCAAAAGTATAAACAAGAAATACAGAAGTTTGCGGGAGCACAATTAGGTAGACGTAGACGAGACGACTATACGGATGGAACAGTAAGAATCCCAGTCAAGTCCCCGTCACCATAAGAGGATAAAATATTATGGCAATAACATCGGCAATATGCAATAGTTTTAAACAAGAAATTTTAGTAGGCACACATAACTTTACTGCGTCTTCTGGAAACTCATTTAAGATAGCTTTATTCACAAGCTCAGCAACTTTAAGTAAATCAACAACTGCTTACACAGCACCTTCAGATGGTTCAGCATCTCCAACTAACACTCACGAAGTTAGCTCAGACGGAACTGGATACACAACAGGTGGAAATGCTTTAACAAGTACGACACCAGTTTTATCAGGCGATACAGCGTGTTGTAAGTTCGCAGACACAAGTATCAGCTCAGCTTCTTTTACAGCAAGAGGATGTTTAATATATAATTCTTCTCAGTCTAACAAAGCGGTTTGTGCTGTTAACTTTGGTGCTGACAAAACTGTAACTAGCGGAACTTTTACAATTCAATTCCCAGCTCAGACAGCAGGCAACGCAATCGTTCAGATAGCTTAGGAGGGTTACCATGCCCGATGTATCTTCAGGATGGGGTCGACTTACCTGGGACCAATCCTCATGGGGAGGCTCAACCGTTTTAGCTCAAGGTTGGGGTGCTAAATCTTGGGGAGATTCTGAATGGGGTCAACTCAGCGACGAAACAATCACACTTACAAGTTTATCTTCAACAACAGCTGTTGGAACTTTATCTGTAGAGATAAGACCCGGTTGGGGTACATTATCTTGGGGTATTAATGGTTGGGGTTCTGTAGAAGAAGCTAACGAAACATTACCAGGATTTGTATTAACATCAGCCGTAGGATCAATAGTTCCAGCCGATCAAGTTATGGGGCTAACAGGTCTGTCTTCTACAAGCGCAGTTGGATCTTTATCTATCAATACAAGTTTATCTTTAACATTACCAAACCAGGGTTTAATATCTTCGTTAGGTCTTTTAGGAACAGAAGATTCTGTAGGTCTATCTGGTCAATCTGCAACTTCTGCAGTTGGAAGCATTACTGCTTCTCCAGAAACTTTTGCAAGTCTTTCAGGATTAGGTTTATCGTCAACAAGTTCTGTTGGTGATATTGAAATAACATCAAATTTAATTTTACCTGTATCTGGTCAATCTTCAACTGCGTCTGTGGGAAGTATTTCACCAGCGGATGTAATGGGATTAACTGGTTTATCTTCAACATCTGCTATTGGTTCTTTAACTACAGTTCAAGTAACTAACGCAAGTCTTGTAGGATTAGGTTTATCATTAACAGCTGAAGTAGGGGCATTTAACGCTATTCTAGGATATGCTGATGTAGATCCTGTATTGACGGCCAGTTATTCTGATGTTACTAGAACAACAAATGCAAGTTATTCGAACGTAACAAGGACTTCTGGCGCTAGTTATACGGATGTTGACAGTGTAGGCTAGATGAAATATATATTAACAATAACGTCGAATTCGAATAGGAGATAAGACTAAATATGGCATCAACGTATACACCTCTCGGTATAGAAAAAATGGCTACTGGCGAGAACGCTGGTACATGGGGAACAAAAACTAATAACAACTTAGATCTTATAGAACAGATATCGGGTGGTTATAAAGTACAAACTTTAAATGCTGGTGGTGCAGGTGCTAATACTACAGCAGTAACTCAATCAGATGGTGCTACAGGTTCTACTGTTGCAACAAGAGTAATTATTTTAGGTGCAGAATCTCCACAAACAATATCTGGAAATAAAATTATAACTTTTCCAGTTCTTACAGAAAATTTTTATTTAATTAAAAACAGCACATCAGGTTCTTACACCGTACAATTAAAAGCTGCTTCAGGATCAGGCGCTACAGTAACATGGGCGACAGATGATAAAGGTTGGAAGCTAGTTTATTTTGATGGTGTAGCAACTAATACAGGTGTTTATGATGTGGGTTTTGGTGCAGGTACAACTCCTGGTGGATCAAACACACAAATTCAATACAACAACTCCGGCTCTTTTGGCGGAGATGCAGACCTAGTATGGACTGCAGGAACAGGTTTAATTATTAATTCACAAAAAGAACTAAGACTAGCAGACTCTGATGATTCAGCATACATTGGTATGAAATCTGCAGCTACAGTTTCAGGTTCTTACACAATTACATGGCCAGCTGCAGTAGCAGGTGGAAATGGTTATGTATTAAAATCAACAACTGGTGGTGTATTATCTTGGGCCGAAGAAAGCGCAGGTGGAACATCATGGCAAGCAATTAAAACATCTACATATACAGCGTCTGCAGGAGAAGGTGTTTTTGCAAATACTTCAAGCGGTGCGTTTACAGTAAACTTACCAGCGTCACCATCCTTAGGAGATGAAGTAACTATTGTAGATTACGCTGGAACATTCGATACAAATAATTTAACGGTAGGAAGAAACTCACAACCTATCATGGGAACAGCCGCGGACCTTACAGTAAGCATAGAAAGAGCTGGCTTAACTCTTGTATATGTTGACGGTACTCAAGGTTGGCTGCTAAAGGATAAATAATCCATGGCAACTATAACTATAACAGTAACCGTATCTAATCCGGGTTCTGGTAATAAATATTATTTAGATGGTGCGTTAGGTGCATATGCTGCAACACCAGGAAATACTTACAAGTTCGATCAAGCAGATGGATCAAATTCAGGACACCCTTTAAGATTTGCAACAGCTGCAGACGCAGCTGGAAGTTCAGAATATACTACCGGAGTTACAACTAGCGGCACACCAGGCAGTGCAGGAGCATATACACAAATAGAAGTTACAGCTACAACAACACAAGCATTATTTTTTTACTGTACGAATCATTCTGGAATGGGAGATTCTTTTAATGTTGGTGGTACAGGTACAGTTCAATTACAAACAAGAAGTGGTTTTCCAATACAAAACCTATCATCAGATCCCGTACCTTTTGCACAAGCAAAAACAAATGATCCTTACGCAGGAGTTTGGTCATCAGGTGGAGCAATGAATACTGCAAGAGTGTTTGATGCTACTGCTCAAACGGGAGGCAACAGTGCAGGACAAATAGCTGGAGGAACTTATCCAGGAGGAAGTGCTAATACAGAACAATACAATGGTACAGCGTGGACTGAAGTTAATAATTTAAATACAGCAAGATTTGATATATTTGGAACTGGTACACAAACATCAGCAATAGCCGCATCAGGTTACACTACCGATTGGGTAACTAACACAGAAACTTGGAACGGATCATCTTGGACAGAAGTTTCAGAAGTAAACACAGGTAGGAAAGAAGGCGGTTCATCAGGAATCTCAGCTACTTCAGCTTTAATATTTGGTGGAGAGGGAACTCCATCTTCTACACAATATGCTTTAACAGAATTGTGGAATGGAAGTAGTTGGACAGAAGTTAATGATTTAAACGGAGCAATATATGGGACTTCAGGAGGTGGAACTCAAACAGATGCCATAAGAGCTGGCGGAGTAACAGATGGAGCTGCAAACCCATCTGCAACTGTAGAAACTTGGAATGGAACTAGCTGGACAGAAACCACTGACATAAATACTTCTAGAGGATACAATGCAGCTGCAGCAGCAAATTCTACTGCTGCATTAATAGCTGGAGGAACAACTAATAGTGGACCCAGTCTTTCTGCTTTAACAGAATCTTGGGACGGATCTTCTTGGACTGAAGTAAATGATTTAGCTACAGCAAGATATAAGGTTAATGGTTCAGGTACATCAACTGAGGCATTAGCTATTGGAGGTGGACCAAACACTTCTGGAGGAACAGCAACAGAAGAATGGGCTTTCTCTGGCATCCCGCCAACTGCACCCGCAGCTGGATACTCAGACGCAATCGTTGGACAAATGTATTACAATTCAACATCAGGACAATTTAAAGGTATAGTAGTAGGGGTTGGAACTTGGGCTAGTGGTGGAAATGTAAATACAGCTAGAGGTCACGGTGGTGGAGCAGGTGATTCTAATTCTGCAAATTTATTTTTTGGTGGTCAATCGCCAGGTAATACCACAGTAGCTTTAACAGAAAATTATAATGGAACGGCTTGGACAGAAGTAGGTGATTTAAATGAACCACAACACTATATTAGTGGAACAGGTTCTAGCACAGCAGCAATTACTGCTGGTGGAAATAGACCTGCAGGAGCCTCGTCAGTTAACGCTGAAACTTGGAACGGATCATCTTGGACAGAAGTAGCTAATTTAAATGTCGGTAGAAGTGGAGTTGCTTTATTTGGAACATCAACTTCTGCTATAGGTGCAAGTGGATATTCTCCTGCAACAAGTCCAAATTATTCACTTAACGTTGAACAATGGAATGGTTCTGCTTGGACAGAAATTGGAGATGTAAATTATGGAAAATATGGTGCAGCCGCAGCAGGAACATCTGTTTCAGCTGGTTTAGCATTTGGTGGAGAAAATTCTGGAATGCCTTCTGAACAACGAAATACAGAATCTTGGAATGGTAGTGCATGGACAGAAGTTGCAGATATGGCAACAACTAGATCTTGGGTATGGTCAGGAGGAACTTCAACAGATGCATTAGTATCAGGAGGCCAGCCAGGAACCGTTAATACTGAACTATTTGATGGCACTAGTTGGACTGAAGTTAATAATTTAGCAACAGAGAGAAGATATGCAGGTGGAAAATGTGGAACAACTTCAGCAAGTTGTATGTGGGTTTCTGGTGTAGGTTCACCACCTACTACTACTAAAATCGCTACTACTGAAGAATGGACTAAACCAGATTTTGAAATTAACACTTTAACTACGAGTTAATATGATTTATAAACAAAGAAAAGGAGGAAGCAACTATGGCATATAAATATTGTACAGCGACTAACTGGGGCAAAAACTTTTTCACTCACGAAGAGAGAAAACAGTTTCACCTATCTGGTCATCCTGGAGATGTTTGGGTTGTAGGCGATAATCTTTACGGCGATCAATGGATTAATAAAGTTTCAGGTGCGATTAAAACGCAAGCTGAAGCTCAAGCTATTGTAACTGGAGAGATTGAAGCAGCACAAGCAGCTTACGATGCATTATCAGCAGAAGAGCAAGCGCTACAAACTAGACCGGCTATTTACAACTTACCATAGTAGTTAAACTCTATGAGTAAATACAAAGAAATTAAAGGATTTAAAGTTCAGACTTTAGCAACGGA